GAAGAAAGAGTTTACTGGTGTTTATAACTCACTAGCCGAACAAAGTGATGTTGAGGGAATAATGAACGGTGAAGATGGCGAATTTAAACCACTTAAAACCACCTCAAATATTGACGATGCAAGAAAATTGATTGTATTTAAACCCATTGCCGAAATCGTAAATGCAATTACAACTTTAAGGCAAGAAAAAATATCTCTAAAAGCAGATATTCAAGAAATCACAGGATTAAGCGACATTGTTAGAGGTTATTCTGTAGCTTCCGAAACAGCAACGGCACAACAATTAAAGGGTAATTTTGCAATTTCTCGTATTCAACCACTACAAAAAGAAGTTGAATTTACCATCAGAGATACCATAAGATTATTGGCAGAATTGGCGGTTGAAAAAATGTCAATGTTAGAGTTAATGGAAATAACTGGATTAAAAATTCATGATGTTGAGGCAATAGCAGAAGCCACTCAAAAAAATTTACAAATAACAGTTGAAGAAGCCAAGGCACAACTTAAACCCGAAGACCCACAATATCAAGAAAAACTTATGATGCTTTCACAACAAGCACAAGCTGGTTATAAAAAAACAATGGATAAAATTAAAGAGGATTTAAAGGGATTTGCCATTGAATACAAAAACCTTAACAAGCTTGATAAGATGTTAAAATCTGATAAATTAAGATGTGTTAATATTGATATAGAAACCGACTCAACCATAAAAATTGATCAAAACCAAGAAAAACAAGACAGAATTGCTTATATAACTACAATATCAAATATGGTTCAAGCAATGGCTCCAGTAGTTCAGAGCGGGGTAGTCTCAAAAGATGCTTTAAATGAGTTTATTATTTTTGCCTCAAAACCTTTTAAAGTCGGTCGCAATTTAGAAAACTTTTTAAGAACAGATGAAGAGTCTCAACCAACTGCTGGTGAAATGGTTGCTCAAATGGAAATGCAATTAAAACAACAAGAATTTCAATTAAAACAACAAGAAATCATGGGCAAACTTCAAATTGATCAACAAAAAGTTGACATTGAAAAAGCCAAATTATTAAATCAACAAAACGAATTTGAAACAAAACTAGAATTTGAGGATGTTAATAGACAAGCTGACAGAGAAAGCAAAAGACTTGATTTAAAAGTAAAAGCTGGAACGGAAATTGTTAATGAGCAAATCCGAAATGCTAACCAACCAACACAAATTTAATATGTTAAAAAAAGGTTCATCAAAGAAAGTAATTTCTGCTAATATTAAAAAAGAAATAAAAGCGGGAAAACCGCAAAAACAAGCTATTGCAATTGCATTATCTAAAGCGGGTAAATCTAAAAAGAAATAATTATGCCAAAAAAATCTGTTAGTTTAAGTTTAGGAAGGGGCGAAAAATCACCAACTGGAGGTTTAACCGCCAAAGGTAGAGCAAAATATAACAATGCCACTGGTAGCAATTTAAAGCCACCCGTTAGTGCAAAACAAGCTCAAAAAAGCCCTGCTGATGCAAATCGAAGAAAATCATTTTGTGCTAGAATGTCAGGAGTTAAAGGCCCTATGGTAAAAAATGGTAAACCGACCAGAAAAGCATTGGCTTTAAAAAAATGGGATTGTTAAATGACAACAAAAAGATTGACTTATATTGAGAAAAAAGGCAAAAAAATAGCTAAATGGGTTGAAATAAACCCAGTTATAAAAAGAAAGTTGCCAACTGCTCAAAAAGAAGATTTGACTATTGATGGTTATATTAATAAATATGGTTCAATTTATAACCATGCCGACGGCAAAAATTACACTTCTAAACGAAGTTATTTAGATGCCTTAAAACAAACAGGACATCATATTAAAGATTATTAACAAAACTTATTGACAATTATTATTAACCAACTATTTTATTATGGATATAGAAAACTACAAAAACGAAATGCTAGAGTTAATCAAGCAAAATTCTGATAATCAAGAGCCAGAAGCTGTTGAAAATCAAAACGAAATTGTAGAAGAATCTTCTAATGATGAAAATCAAATAGAAGAAACACCACAAGAAGAAGAAACCGAAAATAAAGAGAGTGAAGAACAAAAACCAGAGGTTAATCTTGAAAAACAATTATCAGGATTGCCAAAGGAATTAATCGAAGCTGTCAAAACATTTAAAGACCCTGAAGATAGGGAAAAAGCAATAAAAATTGCCAAGGAACAGCGTGCTAGAGAAGACAGGCTACATCTCCAATTAGGCAACACAAAAAAAGAGCTAGAAAATGTAAGCGGTTTGTTAAAAAATATAGAAACAAACCCCGCTGAAACTTTTAAAGCTTTAGCCAATAGAGTTGGTTTTGATTTAAATCAACTAGCCTTACAAAATACTGTTCAAGATGAGTTATATCTTACTCCTGAAGAGATAGTTAAAAAGGAAACGGCAAAAATAGAACAAAAATCTTATAGATTATTACAGGAAGAAGTTAATAAAAGAGAATCAAAAGAATTATTGGCGGAATTTTTGGAAGATCCTTCTCACAACGAGGATTTTATTGCTGAAAATCAAAATGAATTTGTCAATTTTTATAACAAAGAATTGACAAAAAATGGACAGCAAGAATATTATCCAAAGAAAACTCGCTTAGAAGCTATGAAAAAAGCTTATATTTTATTAGAAAGATTGCAACCTGATTATGAAGAAAAAATTAGGAACAAAATTCTAAATGAAGTTAACAGCGAAAGGAAAAACAAATTTGATGAAGCTAAAAGGCAACAAAAAATTATTAAACCCGTTTCTAATGCTAAGCCAATGACTTATGAAGAACAACAAAAAGCTTTAATCCGAAAATATTTATAAGAATCATTATAAATTCTTAAATATTTAATTATATGACTGGAAATCCAAATTATACTAACCTTATTTCATCAACTTTAGATAAGTTTATGAAAAATAAAATTACCTCTTCTGTAATTGGTAATAATGCACTACTTAAAGCTTTACAAAACAAAGGTAGAATTGTTCATGAAAATGGCGGTAAAAATTTTGATGAAAATATCGCTTATTCATCAAACTCAACCGTTCAATGGCAAGATCCAACAGACTTGTTAGACACTACTCCACAACATGAATTTACCACTGCGGTATTTTCTCAAAAATTCATTTCAGGAACTGACCAAATTTCTGAAAAAGAACTTTTGCAAAATGCTGGAGAATCAAGAATCTTTAATCTTCTAGAAGGTAAAAGACAAGTATTGATTGATAGTTTAAAAAATCAATTAGGCTCTGCTTTATTTGGTGATGGAACTGGTTCAGGTGGTAAAACCATTGGTGGTTTACAATTGTTAATTGCTGATGACCCAACAACTGGAACAGTAGGCGGTATTGACCGTGCAACCTCTGGCAATACTTTTTGGAGAAACCAAGTTTATGATTTTTCTACTTCAGCTGGTGGTAATGCTTCCGCAACTAATATTCAAGCAGGTATGAATAGTCTTTATTTGGCTTGCCAAGTTCAAGAAGGTTCTTTTCCTGACTTAATTCTCGCTGATGCTAATTATTTTTCATTTTTTGAAAATTCATTGCAACAAATCCAAAGAATTACAACTACTGGAGAAGGTAAATTAGGTTTTGAACAATTAGCTTATAAATCATCTGCTGTTGTTTATGATCCAAATTGTCCTGCTAATCATATGTATTTTATAAATACTGATTATATTAAATTCCAACATTTAAATAATCCATTATTTACAAAAGGCGAGACTCAAAGAGTAATAAATCAACTATACTATATAACACCAATTTATTTATATGGTAATTTGACTATTAGCTCTGCTAGAGTTCATGGTGTTGCTAAAAACTAATTTTAAGGAGAAAATATTATGTCTAATTTTGTTTCAATAGAACAAGAAATCATCAATCAAAAACTTGATGAAACTTCAACAACTCAAAATTTTCCCCTTGGAAAAATTATTAGAGCCAACGATAAAGACGCTACTGCATATGGTATTGGTGAATTTATCTATCTAAAAGGTGTAGCTTCTACTGCCGTTGGAGAGCCTGTAATTTATGATTTAGATGCAGGAACTTCAACTAGAGTAGTAGCTGGTTCAAGAGGAAATATTGCGATTGCTATGTCTGCAAATGTTGCTAGTCAATTTGGCTGGTATCAAATATCAGGAACTGCTGTTGCAAAAACTGGAACTGTTGCTTCGGGTGCTAAACCTTATGCAACTGCAACTGCTGGCACTTTAGATGATGCTGTTGTTTCTGGTGATGCTATCGACAATGCTCGATTTATTACCGCAAACGGCACCCCATCTGCTGGATTTGCTTTAATGCAAATTAACCGCCCTTCTATGAATGGCAATGGTTAGTTAATTTAGGGGCGGTAATAATCGCCCCTAAAAAATTTTTAATTTCAATATATAATTTATGAATATCGTAGAACCAATTAATCAATATAGAGTAGAAGAAAAGGATAAGCTTATAGTCCAATTTTTCGACAAAAAAAGACAAATCACCAACGATTTCCTTGAAACAATTGATGTTTTAGATGAAAACGAAAAGCCAATATATGATTTATATGTTGAAATTTCTAATAAAGATGATCCATTTTCTGTTGTTTGCAAAAATGTAGAAAAAAACGATGTAATTATTTTTGCAAATGGAATTAGAAACAGATTTAAATATACTGAAATTTACGAAAGAGCATATAAGATTTACAAAAAAAGAAAAGAAGATCAAGATATTAACATTAACAAAGACGACGAAATAAATCTTTTAAGACAAGAATTAGCAAAATTACAAAAATCTATTAAAAAAGATGAGAAAAATAAAAATGCTAATAAAAAAGAAATAACAATAACTGAAAATAATTTAGAATAATGAGTTTATTAACAATTTGCACAGATATAGTTAAAGAAACAAAATCATCATCAGTTCCTAATGTTATAATTGGGAACAATGATGATGTTGCACAGCAAATCCTACAGGTGGTTAAAACTAGCATAACCGACCTTGCTAGAAATTATCAGTGGCAAGAACTTCAAAAAGAATATAGTTTTTCTAGTGTAATAGACCAAGCAACATACAATTTACCATCTGATTTTGACAGAATGATTGATAATACATTTTGGAATGCTAGTCAAAATTGGGCTATGATCGGCGGAATAACACCAGAAAATTGGAGGATTCTTAAAAATTCATTATTAACACAAGCTGAAACGGTAGAATATTACAGAATTAGAAACAATCAAATTGTTATTCATCGAACACCATCTGTTGTAGAAAATTATGTTTTTGAATACATTTCAAAATATATTGTTAAAAGTTCAGCAAATGTTGAACAAACTGAATTTTTAGCTGATACAGATGTTCCAGTTATTGATGAATATATTTTAAGACTCGATATTACTTGGAGATGGTTAAAAAATAATGGTCGTGCCTATGCCGACGAAAAGAATATTGCAGAAAAAGCGATTGCTGAAAGAATAAAAGCTAATGGCTCAAGGGGGACAATAAATTCAAGTCCAGTATTAAAAATTTATAATGCACAAATAAGTGCTTTTAAACCTATTTTAATTTCATAATGCAACAAATTGTTCAGCAAAGAAACGGCATAGCTCAAAGAACTAACATACCAGCTCCTTATGGCGGTTTAAATACTAGAGACTCTGAAAGCAACATGCAACCAACAGATGCAATTGTGTTAGAAAATTTTATACCAGAGCAAGGAGGAGTAAAAAGTAGAAAAGGTTTTACCGAATACTGCACGGGTTTAGTTGGTTATGTCGAAACTTTAATAGAACATTACTCGCAGGCTAATAGAAAATTTTTAGCTTGCCACAACGGAAAAATTAGCAACATAACTAATCCAAGTTCTGTTGTAGAATTAGGAACAGGTTATTCAGGTAATAAATGGGAATATGTTGCTTTTAATGGTTATACATTATTGGTTAATGGATATGATTCACCGATTAAATATGATGGCTCAACAATCACTAGCAATGCTATTAGTCCGTCAAGCGGAACAGCAAGCTCGTTAAACGGCATAAATATATTTAAAAACATGGTTTTTGTTTGGGATACAACAAAACCTTATTTTTGGCATGGAGCAGTAAATGCAATATCTGGGACATTTTCTAGATTTGATTTGTCTTATGTTTGTCCAAATGGTGGCAATGTAATTAGAATGGAAACCATAACAAGAGATGGCGGAGCTGGTGTTGATGATTATTGTGCTTTTATTATGTCAAATGGTTATGCGGTTGTTTATGAGGGCGATGACCCTAGCAAAGCTAATCAATGGGCTTTGGTTGGTGTATATAAAATAGGTGTTCCAATGTCTATAAGGGCAACAACTAAAGTTGCTGGTGATGTCGCAATACTTACAAATCAAGACTTTGTTTTATTTTCAACAGCCCTGCAAAACGAAGGTCAAACAACACAAAATACAAAGTTAAGTGGTGTAATTCAAGAATTAGTGACAAATTATAGTAATAATATAGGCTGGGAAGTCTTTAATTACCCTAGAGGTGCTTGGTTAGTATTTAATGTTCCGATTGCTACTAATCAGACTTATAATCAATATGGTTTTAATACCATTACTGGAGCCGCTTTCAAATTTACTGGTGTTAATGCTATAACTTGGGGATTGTATAATCAAAATTTATATTTTGGAGGAAACGGAGCGGTATATCTTATGGATAATGGCTTTAGTGATAACAATAATTACATTAATTGTAAGGTTCAAACTGCATATAATAATTTAGGATCACCTCAAGAAAAAACTTTAAATTCTTATCGCAATACATTTAAAATTGATGGGTCTGCTGTTGTTAATGCTATAGTAAATTTTGACTATGGCAAAAATAGTAGTAAACAATCAAACTCGTTAGAAGCCCTAGGCTCATTATGGGATGAGGCTGTTTGGGACGAGGCAGAATGGTCAATAGAGGATCAAACACAAAACAAATTAGTTTATTCGTCAGGACAAGGTGTTGATTTGTCAATGAGGATAGAAGCTAATTTAAAAGGACAACAGCTAAGTTGGTATAGAACCGACTATAGTGTAAATATCAACAATATTTTATAAATTATATGGCATTCTATGGAAATAGCGGTTATTTAGAAAATTATGCGAGAGATATAAAACTTTTTAATTTAGAACCTGGAGTAAAAAATTTTGTTGATGCATCTCTTTCTAAAACGGCAAAATCATTTAACCAATTAACTGATGCGGAAAAATCTCAATATTTGATGGATCCAGAATTTGCTAATAAAATTGCTCCGTATGTACCTGCAATTGGGGGTGTATTAACAGAGCAGCAAAAATTAGAAGGGGCACAAGAAATTTCAAACTATTTTAAGAGTTTATTACCAATATCTTACACAACACAACCTACCTCTTTTTTAACAGATTCAACAGATTCAACTAATTACGATAATTCTATGGCTGACGCAGTTCAACAATCTTTACCTAGTTATAATGTATTTGCTAAATTAAGCCCTACGGAGCAAAAAGATATATTAATAAATAATCCTAATATCATTACTCCAGAAGGAAGCCAAACTTATGATGCGGGAACAAATACTATTAGGTTAAATGAGTCTCCTTTTACTAAAAAACAAAGACTTGACCAAGAAAAAATAGCAATGCAATTAAGCGGTTCATTGACTGGTAATTTGCCCTCAACTGATAACGAAGCAGTAAGACGAGCAATTTTTGAATTGGGTAAAAGACAATTAGACCCTGAATTAAAAAGTCAAAGGGAAGCTTTAGCAACTAAATTAGCAAATCAAGGTATTCCTATTGGAAGTGAAGCTTATAATGCTGAAATGAATAGATTAGAACGTTCACAAGGAGAGCAATTAAATGCCTTATCTTTACAAAGTTTAATGGCTGGTATTCAAACCGCTGAAGCACAAAGGGCCGCAAGATTTAACGAAATATCATCTCTATTAGGTAGAACTCAAGTTGGAGCTGGAACTAATTTTGGTCAGTATCAAACTAATTACCAAGGGTTAGATTTAATGGGAATAGAGCAAGCTAATTTAAACAGATTGAGTCAGGAAGAAATGGCATCAAGAGCGAATAAAGCTCAAATGCAAGCGGCAAAATGGCAAGCTGCAGGTTCAGCAATAGGTGGAATCGCTCAAGCATTTTCTGACATTGATTTAAAAACCAACATTAAATTTGAAAATAAAGTAATAAATCACTTGCCTATTTATTCGTTTGAGTATAAAAATAGTAAACATGGAAAAGGTAGATATATTGGAGTTATGGCTCAAGATGTTGAAAAAACCAATCCCGAAGCCGTCGGAATTAGTCCAGAGGGTTATAAAATGGTTGATTACTCTAAAATTGGTATAGAATTTAGGAGGGTTAATTAATGAGACAAAATGTAAGAGTCGAAACATTAGCTCGCAAAGGGCAAAATGTCAATAGACAATTGCTAGAAAATGCTTTGGCTCAATCACAAGGTGTTAGTCAATTTGCAATGGATCCTAATAATTTTGGTGGTGGTCGAGCTGGTGCATTTGGTGCGATTGCTCAAGGATTAACTGCGGGAATTGGTGCATATGCTCAATATAGAAATCAACAAAAATTAGCTCAATTAAATTCAGAAGATGCTGAAGCCTTTGCCCAATTTGCCACTGAAAAAGGCAATCCTGAATTGGCGAGTATAGCCTCAAGATTAAGCCCCGAAAGTAGAGAGGCTTATTATTTATCAATGATATTACCACAATCTCAAAATTCTAATATACCATCTGCAATAAGAGAATTTGAATATTATAAAACATTACCGCCAGAACAACAAGCACAATATTTAGGTGTTAAAAGAAATATTGCTGGTGAGGGTGGTATAGTTAGATCGACTGGAGCCATTGAAACATTAGGAGGCTATGGCGAAGCTGGTGCTCAAAAAACAGGAATGGAGCAAACCGCTAAAAATATCAGTGATTTAAGTTATAAACCTTCTATTGCAGGTAAAACAACATATTCGGAACAAAAAGCGAAAGAAGATGTTCAGGCACAAGAAAAATTAATAGATGTTGAAACACAAAGTAATAACATTTTAAATGTATTAAATGCTTTAGAAACTCACCCTGGTGTTCCTGATTTATTTGGTGCTAAGGGCGGTGGTGCAATTTTATCTTATGTAGGCAAAAAAGAGCCAATTGCTGGTAGTAATGCGGCGAGTGCAAAAGCATTATTAGAACAATTCCAAGGACAACAACTTCTTCAAGCTTTTAATACTCTTAAGGGAAGCGGAACAGGTGCGG